ACTTTGATACGATCTTTTAGAATTACGTTCATGGTTGAAAAGATCTTAATATCCAAAAGATCTTCAATCACTTCCCTACGACTTGCAGCAGGAAGTTGCATGAAAGGAACAAATGTAGATGACCCAAGAACCACAATCTGAGTGAAAGATTTGTAGTTTAATTTGAGTACAGTTTGTTCAAACCATTTTTGCTGATCTACTGCAGAGGATGATTGATCAAGAACAGTTCCATTCTTGATAATCTCAAAGACGGCAGGTTTAATTCCACGACGAACTTTCCAGTCAACACTACCAATAGAAAACTCTACTTCAACCAGACAATCTTTTTCATTGATGGAGTTGATGAGTTGATTCTTATTGACTTTACGAAACGACTTATTAAACAGTGCAAACACTAGTGCTTCAATGATAGTGCTTTTACCAGCACCATTCTGTCCAACAATTAAAGTCGTGCCATGACTGTTTAGATCAATTTTGATTGGATTGTTTCCAGCTGCAAGAAAGTTTTTATAAGAAACACTTTTAAATAAAATCATAAGACGGTTGGACTGGAGGGATTACAAAATCGTCTGAGGTGATAACAGCGTAATTATACCCGAATCGTTCGCAAGCCGCAATGGCCTGATCTGGTTCAATTTCCATCGCTTCCAATTCGGGAAAATTATCTGCCTCCAAAAGAACAATATAACGTTGTGCATCATCGTACTCCTCAAACAACTGAAGTACCTTTTCTCCAGTTTTAGTTTCTACGGCAAATGCACCTTCGGTTTCTTTATCTTTTAGAGTTAAAATATACATCATTGTAACTCACAGGCTTCTACGTAAATAGATTTGATGATGGTCTTCAGATCTGTTTTATTTACAGACAGTTCCATCTCTTCTATGTATCTATTTAATGTAGTCAGAGTATCTTCACATTCTAGACCACCAGAATCATCTTCAAAATTAAAGTTTTCATCTTCAATAATTTTAAGATCATGAATACCTACATCATAAAGACGTTCTACTAGCTGTTCAAATATACGATTATTTGTACGTTCTTCTACAATGATTTTAATATAAGAATCTTTATACTCTTGTACATTAAATATTTTATAGTCATTCTTTAGATCATTATAAAATATTTTTCTGAACATCTTATAAGGATTCTGAATGAATGCGACATCAAGAGTTTTAGGATCTAGAAGATTAAATCCTCTCTTTTCGTTATAGTCATTCCAGTACAGTTCGTATGGGTTGCCAAGATACTCAATGTTACCTTTCTTAGAACGATGATGAAAGTGTCCAGAAAAAACTTTCTCAAAGTTCTTGAACAACGATGCATCTGCTCCTCCAGAAAATACGTGTCCTGGATGAGCAACAAAACCATTCAGTTCCAGATGACCCATAACAACTCGTGAATCAGTTTCATTGAGATGTTTCATCACTTTATCACGGTTCTCAGAATTAACCCAAGGAACCATCGTAATCTTAAGTCCTTCAACTTCAATATCAGTAATTTCACTGTAGATATTAATGTTGTTATATTCTCCAAGAAGAAGTTCTGGAGTATTAATTTTATTTGTATTTTTGTAATATGCAGTATGATTACCAACAATCATATGCACGTTGATTCCCATTGTCTCTAAGGTATCATAATACTGCGTCTTAATACGATGCCATGCACCAAGGTCAATACCTTTCCTGTTATCAAATGTATCACCAAGATCAATCAAATTTTTAATCTTGTTCTTCTGTAGATATGGAAAGAAGATATCATTATAGAACTTCATAAAGAATTCCCAGAAGATCTGAGAAGACTTTCTTCCATCAAGATGCTGATCTGTAATAAGAGCAATAGTCATCGGTTCACTTTAATTTCTAAACTTTCTTTGATACTGTTTAAATCAGACATACTGATTCCAGATCCTTCATCAACAGAGAATACTTCATCAAAACCAGATTTCTCTAGAATACGAGCTTTGATATCAAGTTGTTTCTTCTCTCGTTGAATACGACGAAGGAATGCAAAGTAAATAATTTGTGTAAAATATGCAAAGGGATTTGTTGATTTAGCTGGATCAAAGTTATCAATATATTGGAGACAGTTTTCAATACCATCACAAATCATATCATCCTTAAACATATAGTTTACAAAGTTAGGACGATAGGAAAGGTGTGTTGCAATCTTTAGAAAACATTCACCAACATACTCAGGAACCTTTGGTTTCGGTTTACCTTGATCTTTAGCTTCTTGAACATGGATTCTATATTGGACTAACGCATCCAGGAAGTCCTTGTTATTTACATAGTGTTCTTTCTTTTTCATGAAGCATAAGAATGTTCTTAGTGTACCAACAGTATACCATAAAAGAAGGGCCATTGACAAGGCCCTTAAATCTCTGTATAATAACTCTGTCAGGGTTCAGAGAAACATCTAGCTTAGTTTATAGATATTCTCTAAGAGCCTTCTGGCATCATCTACTTTAGATTTGAATCCCATCTCTGCATCTAATTTAACTTTAGATGATCCCCCTTCAATATTGAAGTACTTTTTTACTGTACGATTGTAAATTGCAACTATACGAGAATCAGCTTCATATACAGTGATTGTCTTTTCTTTCTCAATAAAAACAATATCTTCTTGAGAAAACTTTACCCAAGGTCTGAGATCAATTTTTAACATCTCTCCCTTTGGAGTTTCAATAATTTCTTCATCTACAACAAACGGGTTCTCAATTACGAATCCATTCTCTTGTTCACAGACAATAATATTACCGATAATTTCATCACCAGAGATAAGTTTAATTAGACCAAGAAATTCTGAATTCATTCGTTCTTTCTCCTAAAGTTAATTGGGATAATTTCATAATTAAAGTTTTCTTGGGAATAAGTCTTGATTCTTTCAATCATGTGATTGAGAGTATAATTTCTTCTCTCTCCTTTTGTAAAGTCATCAGCAATATCATATAGAATTGCAGAATCTTTAGACTCACTCTTCCTGAGTGCTCTACCTATTGATTGTAAATTTCTAACCCTTGATTTGGATGGAGAAGCAAAAATAATATTGTGTAGGTTACGAATATTAATTCCTGTTGAGAACGTACCATAAGATGCAATAATGATAGCATCGGGTTGTTCTTCTGTAATTCTTCTAACTTCTTCTCTATCTTCTGTCTCTACGCCACCATGAACGAAGAAGACTTTTCTATTTCCAGATACTTTACTATTTATCATATCGTATAATACCTGACCATGCTTCTCTACATAAGCAAATAGAACCAGAGTATTACCTGTCTGACTTAAAGTAAGATTCTGAATAAATTTATTTCTTCTTTCATGACGACATATGTAGTCCATCTCCTCTTGATACGACTCAAATGACGACTCTTCGTGTTGGAGTAGAAGAATATTAATTTTGAGACTGGACAGATATCCTTTGTCAATAAGTTGTCTAGTCTTTACAACTTTATTAACAGGACCAAATAATCCTTCAAGAACAAGCTGATTTGTATTAGATCCATCTAGAGTTCCAGTGAATCCAATACGATGTTTGCAGTTGTGTAGTTTGGTCATGATACCAATCAAAGACTTTGCTTTGAACTGGTGAGCTTCATCTCCAATTACAACATCAAACTGTTCAAACCAAGATTTTGGCATTTTGTAGATTGATTGCCAAGTTGTGATTGTAACTGGTTTGTTTGTTTGTTTTTCTTTACCGGCATAAATTTTATGACAATAATCTTCTGAACTCCAACCGTAACTATCAAAGTCTCCTGTGAGTTGTTCTACCAGAGAAGTTGTGGGAACTACAATCAAAGTACTTCTATTACTATCGGTGAAGTAACGAGTGATAGCATAAATCATCAAAGACTTTCCTGATGCAGTTGGGGACAACAGGAGTCTACGATTGTATTTAAGTGCCTGATAAATTGCAGTGTATTGATAGTCTCTAACCTTGAAAGGAATATTGAGAGACTTTACGTAATCAACAATACCTGGAGCAGAGATAAGTTCATTGGTCTCATTTGGAAGACCATAGAATTTATTGTCTTTATTTTCGTATGAATATTCTCTTAAATCTAGCCAGTCTACAAGATAATCGTATAACCCAGCATAGATTTGTCCATCAGCTGGCCT